AATGATAGGTTACTTATCATTCGGCTTTCTGCCTAAAACAGCTCCAACATAAGAGCCTATCCCTGAACTCGCGGCCTTAGCCACGGGTGCAGCCGAGGGTTCTCTCGACTGCTTAACTTCAACCCTGGGACTAGGGTCTAACGGAACTTCAGTTAATTCAATGTCTTTCTCATCATCAGACACACAAGCTAATGCAGTTAAAGCATCAACTTCGACTTTCAACGCACGATATCTCTTCAACACATCAGATGAAACTTTTGGAATTTTTCCAGTCTTTCGATAAGAATCTATCCCAACTTCATCCAATACATGAACAAACTTATTCTCAAAATATTCCGGTAAATACCGGTTTTTCCTAAGAAGTCTCTGCGTTCTCACATCCATAACTACATGAGATGATAAGCCGACACCTGTTTCACCCATTTCTGTAAATATTGCATTATTAACAGTGAACACTGAAACTACAGTGTTTTGGGTCTCAGCTAAACTAAAATCAAAAACACATTCCACTGTTGCGTCAACAGCTTGTGACCAAATAAGCATTGCATTAACAAATGCTTCGCCACCTATAACAGCTGCTACGTTAGTGCGATACAAAGTGCCTGTACAACCAGACACAATTATACCGCTCATAGTGGGATTAAAAGAAGGAACTCCTGGTACATCATAACGAAACATAACAACATACCAGCCAGGAATGGCAAACTTGATCTTATTTGCAGTACTAACCCCATTATAATCAGGGCTAACATCAGAATTGCCTAAAGCAACCCAACTTTCAGACCCAGGTGGAACCCACCTAACAAGTTTTCCATCCACAGTTTGGTCAACTTTAATTTGAGCAAAACAATCTGTACATTCCAACTCTCCAGTACCTAACTCTTGCTTAGCTGAATAACCAAAACCAAAAGAAGAACCGCTAGTTTTATAAGGAATAAAGAAGTCAACTTCATAATCCACAGTAAATTTCCCAATATTAGTTCCTGCAGCAACTCCGTCCAAAGCTAAAACCATAGCTCCACTATCGTAAAATTTTAAAGATTCTTCAGAACCAGTAGGCAAATCCATAGTTCGAACAAACAAATTCTTCATAAATTTCTGACCAGAAAAAGAAGAAGAACCTCTTTGCCAAACAGGAAAAGACACAGCATTTTTACAATCAAGAGCTTGTTCAACTGACGTAGGAGTACTATTTGAAGGATCATATAAAGGCACTAACACAAGAGCACCTTCACGAGTGGTAGCACAATTAGGTTCAAAATGAAAAGTTAATCGCTTAAAACGATATTCCTTAAAAGATTGTGCCACTTGGGAAAGCCAAGGGAAAACAGTGCCAACACCAGGTTGGCATTGATAGCGAAAAGTATTCCAAGCGCCACCAACGGTACCAATAGACGTAATTAATTCTCGGTGCCTAACACGAAAGTATTTACCACCATTAATATTTGGCCCCTTTTGGCGTAAGGAAGCAGCTTTTGCAACTGGAGCACTAACTCTACGAGTTACTACCAAACCTGCAGTCTGCTTCTTTTTCTTCCCTTTGCGTTTAGCAACAGGGAAAACAACTTTCACCACCTTTTTCTTCTTTGTTCCTTTCTTTCCTTTCTTACCTTTAGTCGGCATCGGTCAACAAATCAATTAACACCTCACGCTGATTAACACCTTTTAAGGAGGATTCGATCTTATCAATTGAGCCTCCTTCTTGAGAAGTGTACATTTCAACTAATTGCTTATCAGTTTTGTACACAGACATAACATCAGCATAAGAAAATTGATCTGGGCCTTGATGACGACAAGGTGAGTGTAATTGTGTGGAATAATTCAAATGAAGCCAGTCAATATAATCTTGCAGGAGTTTACGAACTGGCTTGCAACACCACGAGGTTATACGCAAAGCATTTGCCTTCAACAAAGACAATCGCGCACTAGCAGCCTCGTCATCATGATCTTTCCCCATAGGCAAGGACTTATAAAGCATTGAACTAACAACTTTCACAGCATCAGGTATAGGAAATACCATGCCGCCTTGCATATCAAAGGAATGAGACAGAAACTTCAAGTCTATCAACTTTCCTCGTTTCGTAGCCTCTGGTTTCATGATCAAACCCATTTCATTAAAAACTTGTGCAACAGCTTCTATATTAAAGAAGTCCACGCACAAATCAGAAACGGTCCATAATGAATCATCTCCACATAAAACACAAGAAACATTATTGTGAAAATCCATGTAATCTGGTGTACCCCCAAGCTTTAACCATGCATAAACGAAAAGCATATAATGAATCATAGTATTAGTGACAATAGTCAAAGCACTACCACTCGGATTGCCTTGAAACTTAGAGTACAACTCACCATTAGGGCAAATAATTTGACCGTAGAGTATATTTTGGAAGTAGGCCCGAGTCAGAGCCAAATTTTCTTCCGTTGCAGCATCAGCAGACAAAAATGAACAAAATATGTCACCAAGAGCTTCTATCCAATCAGGGTGCAAAATAGCATCATAACTGCTAAAATCACCCTCAAATGCATTAGGATGCTTATTCAACTCACGATAAATATTATCCCAACCCCTATTAAACAACGAAGTTCCTACTTTACTCCAGTAACTAGGCACAGCACTCTCAGCATAAAACTTAGAAGTCATATCACCAAAAAGGGCAATGCCCAAGGCAGTATTTCGAAAAGAAGCAGAAGTAAATGTGCGAAACTTGTTCTCACGAACCTTTTCCGCCAACCTCAATTCTTCCTTAGGGGAACAAACATAGATCTCACAATAATTACCGGCCAAAAATGAATCCTTGAGCTTTTCAACTTCAGCAAAAACATGCTCAGGTTTCTCAAAAATTTCACGTTTTGTACAACTCCCTTTACCATAAAAGCATGAACGATTATAAGGAAAGCCAGGACTACTAGACAAGTTCATCATAGTCTTGATGTAATCAAAATCCCAATTAACCCGCGAATTATTCATACAACGAAAGTGTCTCTTACACCAGTCAACACACTCTGTAAGCAGAACACGATCAGGCGGGGACAAAGGAGATTCATACTTCCTCACTGAGAGATAAGCTGAATCACCTTGAGGGACTCCATAAGTCCATTTAGTATAGACATCATATGGATCTCGTCCAGAATGCAAATTAATTTCTCGCATATAGCGATAAAATAACCTATCTTTCCTATCTTTAATCTTATAATCACTCTGTTTAAAGGAGTACCGATAACAATCCCTACGACCACAAACCTTCCCTCTGGCTTCCTCGGGCGCCACCCCGTATAAGGAAGTCAGATCTTCAATAGGAGTCAGAGGGATTAATGAAAAAGGCTCACCACGAGCCCCTCATTATATTCCCCCCCTTTTCCATCTCCTAATAAGTGGAGGCCCACAACATGTCCTCCTGACATAACAGGGCCCCCACAATTTCCTTTGTCAGTAGCGCAAGAATAAACCATTGAGCCATCAAGCCTAACATCTTTGCACTTGCCAATACTAACATAAGGTGAGCTATGAGAAACATTTCCCCAACTCCAGAACCACAATGTTGAACCTACACAGGGTACAGGTCCAATTTTTAACTGAGGTAGAGGTACTTGTGCCCTAGGATGAACAGCAAAAACATGAGAATACATGCCAGTTGCTACCTTTCGCACTTTCTTTCCACCTCCGGCTCTGACATCAGCTAGCTCCTGAAGATCAAGATCTCTGGTCCAACCACAAAGAGGAAATTTAAAAGTAACGGACTGAATTGAAGAAAATTCCTGATAATGATGCATAAAGAAAATTTTATCTCGTGCATGAAAACACTGTGCAAACATACTTTGGTTTTCACCCTTAGCATCAATATATGAATAATTAACAACTCCAATTGCTTTCTTCATATTTTCAAATTTTTCTTCTGAAATAATATCATCTCGGCCTTTCATAGATTGCATACGCGCAATAACTTCAGGCAATAATTCCTTAGATTCAGCCTTACGATATTTCACTTTATCGCCACTCAACCCTTTACCTTTTATTTGAGCAGTACTATGGCGCATTCGACATCCGTCTCTCCGACGAGCCAAACACTTAACATCCATACAATGAGTCTGTTCCCAGTGTTCCTTAGCGCCATCATGCTGATACGTACAAGTACCATCTTTAGCGCCAGCACAACCAGGATCAACTTTTTCAGCAAAACACCATTTAGCTTTTTGAACTGTCTTTCGTGCTTCCACACGAATAGAGCGCCTGCTAAAGTTGAACATTTCCAATAAAATCATAACAATACAAGTACCAGTAGCTAAACCAGCACCCTGAATCACCCCATCTCTAAAACTCATAGACTCTTGGGGTTTCTGTTCAGATAATTTCTTTACAGCCTCTTTATGATCTTTATGGAATTGATCCTTGACCTCATCCATAGTAGCGTTAACTCTATAAGAAGTTGGTACGCTAGCACAGGGATCTATAATCGTAGTAACACCTTTATTTTCACATAGAATAAATGCCTCAACACGATTACTAAGCGAAGTATAATCAGACCCACTAACATGAACAGGAGCTCCTAACTGCTCCATTGCATCCAGTTGATCCCAAAAACCTTGAAAATTGGCTCCAACATCTTCCGTCATATGTAAAAATTCCTCATCATTATAATAAGTCACTTTCACATCATGCCAATCATCAGAATTAGGGTCCCACATTCTATAAGTGAATATATCACCTGCTTTGTGAGAATCTTTCATCCAAGAATCAACATACAAA